CTATCAGAATAAACATTTATCATTCTACCATTAGAATTAACAGTTGTTGATTCTTCCATCATAATATCTAAAGCAGCAGCAATTTCAGGATAAAATTCCATCGCCTCAAAATCAGAATAAGACCCAATTCTAGTTGTTTCATAGTTTATCGCTTGTTGAAAAAGTCCGTGTTCAACCTTTTTCCAAACTTGACCTAAGTATTTAGTTTGTTGCGCTTGAAGTTTTGCAACTTCATATGCTTTTTTATCATCAGTTTTTAATAAAACTTCGTTACCGATATTATATCTTTGTGGTGATGATTGTTTTTTTGTATCTTGTTTTGTTAGTCCATAAGGGCCAATCATTTGACCTAATCTTTGGAAAACTGTTAAATTTTGTTGTGCCATATTTTTTTTCTTAAATATAAACTTTTTATTAATAAAATAAATGGTTATTCTACGTAGTCACATTCTACATATGCACTATGTACGACTACCCCATTAAACTTATTTATTGTTGAGGTATACACATACGTTGTAATCCAATCCTCACCTTGTGAACCAGCTGTTGCGTTACAAAAGTTATTCTTAACTTTTGGGGATTGTAAATTTGTTTTTTTTATGCTTCTATCTGGTGTCCAAGTATACAAATCCCAAGTATATTGCTTTATCCCAAATTCACCTAATTTTTTTGGTTCTAAACTCATTTTGTTCCACTAAATAACCACATATATTGACCTGTTGGGTCTTGCATGTTTTTAGCAACAATAGGGCTAAATTTAGGCTTAGCTATTGATGCCTTATTTCTTAATTCGCGAGGAACAAAGTTATTCCCAGCGTTTATTAATTGTTTTTCGTTATCATCTATTTGTGTTGAACTAACCCAACTACTTAACATTGCCTTTGTTTGTTTTTCAAGTCTCTCTAAATTTTTAAATGAATGCTCAATAACCCAAAGACACATACCTAGTGCAAAAATTAAATCATCATGATATCCGTCCATATGGTCTGGTCTACCATTTTTATAAACAAATGTTTTCATTTCATTTATTAATCTTGTTGACCTAACCTTAACAATATTATTTCTAATTTTTTCTTCAAAATTTGATATTAATGCTAGACGAATACCAGAAACTTGTAAACCTGGGATTTTATCATTTTTCTTAAATGCATCCATTTGTCTCTGTTTGGTTGATAATATTTTACCATTTGGTGTATCATAATGCAAACGCTTGAAATCAAATTCAAGCAATTTTAAAACAGTCGATACACCCATACCACCCGTAATATCAATCACAGAATAAGCCTTATACATTTCACCATATTCTTCAATTAATTGTGCTAATAAATCAGGTTGAATTTTACCTCGATATTCCATAACTTCTTCCATTGTTGTTACATCTAAAATAACAATTGTTGAGGAATCCTCACCATCACCACGACTAACGTCAGCGCCTAATACATATTGATGACCTTCCTCTGGTTTTTTCCAAACCCAAATTTCTTTTTCACTTCCAGCATAATAAATTGGTTCTTGTACGTTAATTAATTCTTGTGCTTGTATATCAGCCTCAGATATGACGTTACCCCCAGAACCAATAAAAGAAACATCTAATTCTTGTGCTATCATTCTAGCATCATTATTCATACCCCTACACATTTCTTCATACCACGAAGATGTTGGCTTATACCCCTGAGCAATCATCATTCTATATGAATTAAATGAAAACTCTATTTCAGGTGTTTCTGTTTCATCTTTAACCCATCGTAAATCTTTATTATACCTTAAGTCTTCATACCACTTCATCTCAACTATATTAAAATTATTCTTCTTAGCTTTTGATTGCTCATAAGTTTTATAATATAGTGAATCCATACCATTTGGTGTTGATATAAGTGTAGCTTTACCCCCAGTACCTAGTGCCGTAAGTGCCGCACCAAATACTTCGTCACCATTATCAATATAAGCGGCTTCATCCATTACTAAATATGTCGGCGTAAAACCCCTAAGTGCATCTTTAGATGTTGCAACCGCTTTAACACGACTACCATTTGGTAATTTTATTTCACCCTTAGAATTAGTAATAAAAATTGTTCTATCATCATTCTTTTTTGTACCATAGTACTCAGTTCCCCAAACCCATCTAGGTACTTGTGAAATAAAATCCTTAATTTTTGCTAAGAATTCAAATGCCAATTCTTGTTTGTTTGCAATAATTAGAATTGCCTCTGGATTTTCATTATCTGCAAGTGCAACTTTTATGGCAAGATATGCGGCAGTTGTTGTTGATACACCAGCTTGTCTTGGTTTTGTAATTAAATTAAATCTATGTTTTTCATAACATGCGATTATTTCTTTCTGTCTTGGAAATAACTTAAACGGTACAAACCCTTCTTGTGTTTTGTCAAACGTTTCTAAGTATGTCTCAATAGCATATATAGGATTAGCCAGACATTTTCCATACTCAAATAATATTTCATCTCTTGTTAACATATTAATAAATATGCCTAAATTGGCATAAATATTAATGTTTCAAGTATAAAAACAATAAAGGCACCAATTTTGGTGCCCTTTTTTATAAAAATTTATCGATATATGTATCTTCATCGTCATCTTTATCATACCCCATTGCCTCATTATACTCATCTAATTGAATATCTTGTTTAACCTCATCCATAATCTTTTTAACTATCTTTTTACCCATTTTTGTTCCAGCCATTATTTCTCGCATTTGACCATGAAACTCTTTAGCTGGTAACTTAGCTAATTCTGAATAAACGTGATGTTTTAACCCAAAATCATCAACATCAATATTTTCAGTGAACTTTCCCCAAATTGCTGGACCAAGTCTCATATCCCATGGTTCTGCCGCTAAAAAATCTGCTTTATTAATTACATATTTTGCAACATTCTTATTTTTTGGTAATCCATGTGCAGAAAGTAATTCCATTACACCCTTAACAAGTTCATGTATTAAAACTGGAAAAACCATAGCTTGTGCATGAATCCTAGCCTTAGGGTTCTTTTTACTTGGAAATTCAACCCTAACAATACCACCAGTAACACCATTATCCATATTAGGGATAACATAATACATATAATCAGCAGCTGCCATCATCTTTGCATATCTATTCGGAAGCTTAGGGTTTAATTTAATTAAATCATCGTCAACCATATGAAACATGTGGTTACATTTTTTTGCCGCACCTTGTGTCATAGCATTTAAGAATCTTCTCTTATAAACCTCATCATTTGCATTAGCTATATCATCATGAGAATTAAAATTCATTCCTTCAACTGGCATTGGTTTTTCATTCTTTTTTGTTCCTTCTAATGATATATTACTAGTCAATTCAGCAACAATTTCAACTGTATCCTCATCCATGTCATATTCCTCTCGAATCATTTTTTCAGCTAACTTCTCAAGAGCTTCTTTATGGTCTGATTCTAACGCAATTGATTCATAAACCAATGGCATCATATTCTTTAATAAAACGTTATTATCGATTGAATCAACATCAAATGCTCTCTTATATCTATTAGTAACCTCAAGAAAACGTTCACCCATAATCTTTTCCTCAAATGATGTTTCATCACCATCTGGAATTGCTGGATGTTTACCCAGTGAATGACGTTGATTTACTAGTTCATCCTCTAGAGTTGGATGCATTCTTTCAGAAATGTTTTCTGGATAAACAACTCTTTCATTTAATGTTTTTTTTACGCCTTGTGTCTTAGCATTTAACAATGCTTTTTGTACTAAGTTTTTATAATTAGACATTTTTTATATCTTTAATTTTTATTTGTTTTACAATTTTTCTACTTTCAGTAACAACGTCAGATTTAGCTTGTGCAATATCCTTTAAACCCATAATTAATTTATTTAATCCGTTTCTTGGAACACCAATCATTTCTGCAAATGCTGCAATAACTTCTCTTTGAGCTATCGGTGTTACAATTGTTTTAATAATCGTTTCTGGAATTTTCTTTTTAATCATATCCATAAGTTTTTTGGCCTTTATATTCATCTCTTCATCAGTTTCCTGACCAGTTGGAGCAACTTCATCAACATTTTGACGTTTACCAGCACCAAAAAGTGTCTCATCAACATACTTTTTGAAATCCTTTACACCCATATATTGTTCGTCATCTGACATTTGAGCCTTAGCTAACTCAGAAATATCTTTAAACTTTCTAGCCTTACCATTTTTTTTATTTACGATAAAGTGTTTAAAACCAGCAAAACTTGGATGCTCATCCTTTACTTCAGATACTGGATTAAGTGTTGCAGCTTCAGGACCCTCTGGTTCTTGTACACCAGTTTCGGAAACCATATGCTGATTATCAACTAACTTTTCAAATTCTTCTATTCTATGAATTACATTTTCATTTTCATCATCAAACTCATCCAACGAATAAACACCAAGAACTTTTTCATTTTCTGGTGTTAGGGCTCTTACAATTTGGTATTTCTTACCATTTATATCAAATGGTTGTGAAATATTACCAGTATTAGAATCCTTTACATCAGAAAGATATTTCATTCTTTTAGCGATACTTGGCGTAGCTCCTTCCTCAACAATATTAATATCAACATCTGTTCCTTTAACTTGAGGTAATATAGTTTTTAACTCTTGTTTTTTAACAGTGATGGTTGGTTTTTTTTTAGAACCCGAAGTTTTTTGTGCTGTTGGAAAACTTTGCATTCCAACATCTAACGCACCTTCTTTTAAATTATTTTTCTTTTTCATAAATTTTTGTGTTATAATTTAGTGTTAAGTCTTTTTCGTAAAGTATATTTTCAATTGTTTTTATTGAATCACCAAACTTAAAACATATTCTATGTTCTGGATATGAATCATAGTCATTTATATTCTCCCAAGCTAATGCGATTACACCATCAACAGCATCCCAAACAGCAAATGTATCACTATTTTGTATTACATCCAATTTTAATTCTGATTCCAATCTACCAACACGCTTAATATAAGTTTCATGTGGTGGTTCTGGTCTTCCAGATGCTGGAAATGTATCCCATTCATCACCATCTATATCTTTTGTTGTATCAGAAAAAATAAATTCATATAAGTAATTACCCTTATAATCTTTACCAACATAATTAACATAAATTAAAAAAAATTCTTTCATATATTAAGCTTTAGGGTCTGGTTGTACATCTGGTGTAACCTCTGGTAAGAATGGCTTTTGCCTTCTCTTAGGTTCAATTCTCTTAGGTTCTGTTATTGGTTCTTTTGGTTTAACCATTGGTTTAACTACTGGCTCTGTCATATTATTATTTTTTGCAAATATACAATTAAATTATTATGAAATCAAATTTTAAACAATTTTAGATACTGGTTTTTTTGACCACATTCTACATGACCAATACTTAGGTGTTGTTCTATCTTTAGCTTGTGAACACTTATGTCTTGCTCTAAATGATTTTTTTCTCTTTGGATTATCTCTTTTAATCTCCATTTTTTTATCACCGAAGTTAACCTTCACCACCTTACCAGATTTATTTTTAACAAATACTTTAAATTTTTTAACGTCACCTCTCATAGGTTTACCCAATTTAACCTTTTTACCCTTATAGTCAGATTCGTTCATACGATAAACTTCAACAGAACCAAAATCGTCAGAATAACCAGGCTCAGTCTCACCTTCATAAGAATCTGGTTCATGCCCATCCATAGTAGCATTTAAGAAATGATATACCTCTTCAATGTCATCAGTTGCTGTTGCCATATGGTCTAAAGCCCAATTATGCCCATCAGATAAAATTTGGTCAACTTGTTGTGGATTCATTTCCAATAATTCGCCAATTGCATCATGTAGTGTCTTTAAGTTATTGAAGAACATATAGTTCTGTAATTCATTATGGTTTTCTTCAACCATTTCATGTAATTTTTGTGTGATTAAATCTTTCATCGTGTTTTTATTTTCAGATTCGTTATTAGTTTTTTTACCCCATTTTTCACCCTTACCACTTGTTCCACAAGAAGCTGGTGTTGGTCTACATGCTGGATATTTTGAACGTTCTTCACCAGATTTTCTACCGCATGATTTACATTTTTTTTTGCCAGTCTCTGGGTCTTTTCTACAAGTATTGCAATCAACCCATCCTTTAGATTTACCAGCACCACCTTGTCTAGCAAACCAACCATGTAGCCCCTGCGATTTCTCTTTTGAAAAATCAGTTTTTTTTGCTTCGTCCATATGATTAATGTTTTTTTCTACCTTGACAATGTGCCCTTTGGCTAAAGCCTTTTGGGTTATTACAATCTATGCTTTTTTTATATTTTGCTGACCATTTTTCTTCTAAAGAATCTAACTCGTTTAAGTAATCTTCATCTACGCTTTTCCAAATTTTACCTTGTCTACACTTTACAACAGCACCAGAATTGCCTGTTATTGTTATAATACCGTTACCATCTGTTTCTTGCATCATAACCCAAGTTCCATTTTCAGTTTCTGGACACCAAACATCCGCAATATTTTCTTTAACTAATTTAAAATTAGATGTGTTTTTAAATTTTTTATTGCTACTATAATTACATGAATAAATATCTTTATTTTTAGCTTTTTTCCAAGTTACTAAACCAGAATTTAAAAAAGCTGATAACAAAAATGCATCCCTATGTTGAATGTCTTTTTGTTTAAAACCAAAAGATTGCTTACCATATGGCCCAGTATATAACCAATTTAATTCATCTATATTTTCTGTATTTTCCGTAAGTCTTTCTACTTTTTTTTGATTACCATCATAAACAATAGCACTAAATAACCATGCTTGTCTTTGTTCATTACTTATATCTAATATATATTTAACCCAATTATCACCGTATTTAAATATTTTATCTAGTTTAATATTATTACCACCATTATATTGTGCTGAAACAACTAAATGTTTATTATTTTTATTTTTCAATAAATCAGTTGTCTCAATTAAAGCTTTATCTGTTATTCTGTTATATTTTTCTACTCTAGTTCCTTTAGTTTCAGGTAATTTAACAACCCATTTATGATTATCTGTAGCTTCAAATATAAAACCATTGTTTCCACTTCTAACAATATTTGTTTTAGCCTCTTTATATCTATGTAAATTTATTATTGGTTTAAATTCTAATTCGTCT